ACTCACAAGGTGCAAAGCCTTGAAGAAGTCGAAAAAGAACTGCTTGAGACACTAAATATGCTTGAAGATCAGGTTATCGACATGGAAGTACGCGAAACGGGGGCAGGACTTGGGGCTTGATGCGCTTAGATTATCCCCCGCAGATATAAATAAGCTGCGGGCTAGGCTTCCTTCCATGCCGGAGAAGCAGAAGCGGCGCACGGCAGAGCTATTAAAGAAGTACAAAGAAGAAGTTACACGTGAGATCAGCAAAGATTCGTTCCTAGACTTCGTAAAACACGTCTATCCGGGCTATAAAGTGGGCCCACACCACTACAGACTGGCAAAAATCTTCGAAGAAATCGCCGCTGGCAAGAAAAAACGGGTGATTGTGAACATCGCACCCCGTCACGGCAAGTCGGAATTGATCTCTTACTTGGCTCCCGCATGGTTTTTGGGCAAATACCCACAAAAAAAGGTCATTATGGCCTCGCACACGGCGGATTTGGCGGTCAACTTCGGTCGGAGGGTTCGCAACCTTGTCGGATCAGACCTCTATCGAGACATCTTCCCAAATGTCGAACTCCAAGCAGACAGTAAATCAGCCTCTCGTTGGGGTACCAACTTTAACGGAGAGTACTTCGCCATCGGCGTTGGTGGCGCTCTCGCTGGGCGCGGTGCTGATCTATTTATTATTGACGATCCTCACTCGGAACAAGAAGCGAAGCAAGGGCGGGCGGACGTATTTGAACCGGCGTGGGAGTGGTTCCAGTCGGGTCCGGTCCAAAGGTTGATGCCGGGTGGCGCGATCATCGTTGTGATGACGCGATGGAGCAAGATGGACCTGACGGGCAAGATCATTGACCACATGACCCGCGAAGAAGACGCGGAAGAATGGGAAGTCGTTGAGTTCCCGGCGATATTAAACGAGAAACCGCTCTGGCCTGAGTTCTGGAGTATAGAAGAACTGCTGGCTAAGAAGGCATCGATGGATGTGCGGTACTGGCAAGCCCAGTACATGCAGGAGCCGACATCTGAAGAAGGCGCATTAATTAAACGAGAATGGTGGCGGGTATGGGAGGCAGAAAATCCTCCTATGTGCGAACACATTATTATGTCGCTTGACGCTGCCCAAGAGAAAACCAACCGGTCTGACTATAATGCGTTATTAACGTGGGGCGTTTTTAAAAACGAAGAGACGCAAAACTATAATATTATTCTTCTTAATAGTATTAAGGAGCGGCTTGAGTTTCCGGACTTAAAGCAGCTTGTCTTTGAGCAGTACAAAGAGTGGAACCCGGACACGTTTATCGTGGAAAAGAAGTCGAACGGGGCGGCGCTGTATCAAGAAATGAGACGGATGGGCGTGCCGGTGATGGAGTTCACGCCGGGTAAGGGGCAGGACAAGATCAGCCGAGTCAACGCGGTAACGGACTTATTTTCTTCAGGTATAGTCTGGGTGCCTGATCGACGCTGGGCGTACGAAGTCGTGGAGGAATGCAATGACTTTCCTTCAGGCTCCCACGATGACTTGGTGGACGCCACGACCCTAGCCCTCCTTCGATTCAGGCAGGGTGGGTTTATTCGACTCCCGACTGATGAGCCAATACCCACTAAATGGTTTAAGAGCCACAGACGGGAATCGTATTACTAGGAGAATTTAAATGGCCGTCGATAAAAGTTTGATGGAGGCTCCCCAAGGCATCGCGGCGATGGCCGTTGATATGGAGCCAATTGAAATTGAGATCGTGGACCCGGAAGAGGTTCGCATCGGCGTTGATGGAATGATGATTGAGATGGGCAAAGAGGAGCCTCGTGCCGAGGACTTCGATGCCAACCTTGCCGACTTTATGAGCGAGAACGAGCTTAGCTCGTTGGCAGGTGATTTGATTGGGCAATATGAGCAGGACTTGGCGTCACGCAAAGACTGGCTCGACACGTATATCAAGGGTTTGAAGATTTTGGGTATTCGGTACGAAGAGCGTACTGAGCCGTGGCCGGGTGCATGCGGTGTGTTTCACCCGCTCCTGATGGAGAGTGCGGTCAAGTTCCAGTCTGAAACGATTATCGAAACCTTCCCGGCGATGGGTCCGGTGAAGACGAAGATTATCGGTAGGGAAACCCCGGAGAAGAAAGACGCTTCGATTCGTGTCGCGGATGACATGAACTACCAGTTGACTGAGGTGATGAAGGAGTACCGCCCAGAGCATGAGCGGATGTTGCTCAGCATGGCCTTGGCGGGTAATGCCTTTAAGAAGGTCTACTTTGATCCGTCGCTGAATCGTCAAACGGCGGTGTATGTCCCGGCTGAAGATATTGTCGTGCCCTATGGTGCGCCGAATTTGGAGTCAGCGGATCGTGTGACGCATCGGATGCGTAAGACCAAGAACGAGTTGGTCAAGCTTCAGTATGCAGGGTTCTATCGTGATGTAGATCTGGGTGATCCGGTTCGCGTCATGGACGAAGTAGAGAAGCAGAAGGCTGAAGATCAAGGCTTCAGCGCGTCGATGGATAATCGGTTCCAGCTTCTTGAGATGCATGTGAATCTGGATCTCGACGGTTATCCAGACGTTGATAAAGACAATAACGAGACAGGAATCGCACTGCCGTACGTAGTGACGATTGAGAAAGGCACGGGGACGATCTTAGCGGTCAGGAGAAATTGGCGTGAAGACGATAAGCTCAAAACGAAGAGGCAGCACTTCGTCCACTACGGATACATACCGGGATTTGGATTTTACTACTTCGGACTTATTCACCTTATCGGGGGACACAGTAAGGCTGCAACGTCGCTGCTTCGGCAACTTGTCGATGCAGGAACCCTTAGTAATCTCCCCGGTGGACTTAAATCCCGAGGACTCCGAATTAAAGGCGATGATACGCCAATTGCACCCGGAGAGTTCCGAGACGTAGACGTACCGAGCGGTGCGATCCGCGACAACATTCTTCCGCTGCCGTACAAAGAGCCAAGCCAAACGCTGTCCATGTTAATGGACAAGATCGTTGAAGAGGGACGCCGTTTTGCTGCGGTGTCAGATCTCAAGATCTCGGACATGTCTTCGCAGGCTCCTGTTGGAACGACGCTTGCCGTATTGGAGCGCGTTCTGAAGGTAATGACAGCAGTTCAGGCTCGTATCTATTACGCGATGAAGCAGGAGTTCAAACTCCTTGCGGGAATCATTCGTGATAACACGCCAGAAGATTATTCGTATGAGCCGGAAATTGGTGATCGCAAGGCAAAGAAAGCCGACTACGATGATGTCGATGTCATTCCGGTAGCCGACCCCAACGCGGCAACGATGTCGCAGAAGGTGGTGCAGTATCAGGCGGTTCTCCAACTAAGTCAGACTGCGCCGCAGCTTTATGATCTTCCGTATCTGCATCGGCAGATGATTGAGACGCTAGGCATTAAGAATGCGGACAAGTTGGTACCGCTGCCGGGTGATGCCAAGCCGCGTGATCCCATCACTGAGAATATGGATGTGATGACGGGTAAACCGCTCAAGGCGTTCATCTATCAGGATCACGAAGCGCATATCGCCGTTCACATGGCGCTGGGGCAAGATCCGAAGATTGCCGCACAGATTGGACAGAATCCGATGGCGCAGCAGATTACCGCTGCTCTTCAAGCGCACATCATGGAGCATACGGCGTTCCAGTATCGCCGCGAGATCGAGAAGCAGCTTGGCGCAGCGTTGCCGCCGCTTCCGCAAGATGATCGTGAAGAGTACGACCTGCCGCCTGAGTTTGAGGCGCAGTTGTCGCAGTTGGCAGCAGCCGCTGCCGCACGGGTGTTACAGAAGGATCAAGCAGAGGTCCAGATGCAGCAAGCCGCACAGCAACAGCAAGATCCACTTGTGCAGATGCAGATGATGGACTTGCAGATCAAGCAGCTTCAGGCGCAGACCAAAGCGCAGCAGATGCAGATGGATGCTCAGCTTCAGCAGGCAGAAATGCAACGCAAGCAGCAGAAAGATCTTATGGATGCTGCGGCCAAGGCCGACGAGTTGGAACTTCGCAAAGCAGAGATCTCTGGGCGTCAGCAGCTTGAGGCAGCGCGTCTCGGCGTGGACATTCAGAAAGACAAGGCCGCTCTGTCTGCCAAGCAGCAGATGGAAGGCGTACGGCTCGGTCTTGAGATTGGTAAGGCGCAGGATGATGTGATCTTACGCAGACAACAGGTACAGAGACCTGCAACAAAGGAGTGATAAATGGGTTATTCAAACGCTCTGGAATACCTTGAATCAAAACTCAAGGAAGAGCGCACACTAATTGTAGAAAACCTGATCCAAGGCAAATTGGATGAAGGTGAATACAAACGCCTATGCGGGGCCATACAGGGTCTTGACCTCGCAACGGGATACATCAAAGACCTTGCAAAGAGGATTGACGAAGAATGAGTAACATCGACGTTGAGAAAACACAGGAAGAGGCTTCTAAAGCCAAACTCCTGCCAGAGCCAAAAGGCTACCGAATCCTGTGCGCTGTGCCGCATGTGGAGGAGGAATTCGAGGGCGGTATTGTTAAGGCAGAAGACACCCGACGAACTGAGGAGCAGACCACCGTGGTGCTGTTCGTCATCAAGCTGGGCGACCTTTGCTACAAGGATAAAGATCGGTTTCCTAATGGCCCGTGGTGCAAGGAAGGCGATTTTGTTCTGACCCGTCCCTATTCCGGTACTCGCGTGGTTATCCACGGTCGGGAGTTCCGCATCATTAATGACGACACGGTGGAAGCGGTGGTTGAAGACCCCCGTGGAATCCGCAGAGCTTGAGGTAAACACACATGGCTGAAGAATATAAGTTTCCTGACGAGCAGGAAAAAGTTGAAGCAAAACAAGAAGATAGCGATGCTATTGAAATAAAAGTCGAGGACGATACCCCGCCAGAGGATCGGGGTCGTAAACCATTGCCCAAGGAGATGGTGGACGAGTTAGAAAATGATGACCTTGAGGAGTATTCCGACAAGGTTAAAAAGCGCCTTGGACAGATGAAAAAGGTTTGGCATGACGAGCGTCGTGCCAAGGAATCTGCTTTGCGTGAACGCGAAGAGGCCATCCGTTTTGCTGCTATCCGAGAACAGGAGATTAAGCAGCTTAAACAACGTCTAGGTAATGGCGAAAAGGCATATATCCACGAAGTTACTAAAGCTGCTAATAATGAGCTTGGTGTTGCCAAGGAAAGGCTTAAACAGGCTTATGAGTCAGGGGATGCTGAAAAGATTACCGATGCACAGGAAGCCCTGACGGAAGCAAAGCTTCGTATTAAGCAGTACGAAAATTTTAGACCCTCTTTACAAGAAGAGGATTCAGGAGTACAACCGGCTCAACAGTACCAAGTGCCCCCGGCACCTCAACCTGTTTCGGACCCTAAAGCCGAAGCATGGAAGGATAATAATCCGTGGTTTGGCACCGACGAGGAGATGACCGCCCTCGCGCTTGGACTGCACGAAAAACTGGTCCGGTCTGGAGTCGATCCGCGTAGCGACGATTATTACGACCGAGTGAACGCGACGATGAGGAAGCGATTTCCTGATTACTTCAACGAAGAAGTGGAGGAAAAGCCGACTCAAACGAGGGAAGCTGAAAAGCCATCTCGCACAAAACCAGCCAATGTAGTGGCTCCGGTAACGCGGGGAACCGCGCCGCGTCAGGTCCGCCTGACACCGACTCAAGTTGCTATCGCTAAGAAATTAGGTCTGAGCAACGAACAGTACGCACGTGAATTAATGAAACTGGAG